TTTACGGTAAACGGGAACACGGGCTTTTAATTGTACTAACGCATCTTGAAACAACATACTTACTTCTCCTTAAGTTTAAGTTTATGGTAAAACGGTTAATTGGCATGAGCCACTTGTAAATACGGGCTTGTATATCTGATGTCCATCAGACGCAACCGTCATTACAAAGTCGGTATCTAATAAACTCATACTTTGAGTTTTTAGAAAATTATCTAAATAGCCAGCAGCGGAAACCTCGGCTAGTGTGTTTTGAGGGCAATACAAACGGCCAATACGTGGCACGATGTTGTTTGCTTCTCCGGCAAAGTTAAGAATTAAGTTAATTTGTGATTGTATAGACATTTCATTGCTCCCTTAGTGTTTTCCTACCAGTTTTAAAATTTTACCGCCATGTCTTCTTGTCATAGCAGCAACAACCATATTAAATTGTTTCTCGCACTCGGTACACCTATCTCTATTGTTTAGGTTAGTTACAAATCGACCACAATACTTGCATCTAATAGTACTCATACTCTTCTTTTCCTCGACTGCCAGCCAACGGAACTAATGATATAGCTTGCATTTTGTTGCGCTGCCAGCCTTTGTTGTCGTTCTTTAATCAATTCCTCTTCACGTATTTGCAAGCGAAATCGGTACTCTTCAAGCTCTCTTATTTTCTTTTGTCTCTCGGCCTCGCGCTTTCTATTCTCTTCTTCTATTGCTCTTATGCGCTTAATTTCTTCTTCGCGCCTTTTACGATTATCCTCTTCTCGCTGCTCTTCCTTCACTTCATAAAGTGGCCGCTGATTTCGCCTTGTATAAACTCGTCTCTCTTCGGCTCTCTGACTTTGTGTTTCCATCATCAGACAATATTCATAGCTTGGTTCTCTGCCAGGTTCAATCCAATCTGATAGGCATGTGTTGCCGTTCAGGGTAGTTAGCTTGTCAATGTTTAGCTTGCCTGTCTCTAAGTCCTTATGTCTGTAATCAAACAGATATTCCCAGTGCGCGGTAATTTTAGTAACTCCATTACTTGGCTGATAATTTCCTCAAAGCCATTTTTAAGTCCTCAATTGATACATTTGCTCCTGTATTTTCATCACAAATATGAACATCTACAAACCCGTCTTGCTGGCAATTGCTTAAAATAATAGCGGGGCAACCATCATCATCATTAATTGTTATTTCTGTTTTCAATTCATTCTCCTCAAATAAATCTTTATATATGGTTAATATTCTAGCCATTTCTGGACAGTGGTTAATTTTTTTTTCATAAAAATAAATATCATTTAATTTCATACAACGCGAAACATGCCTAACTAACTTATTATGACTTTGCCTTACCCTTTCAGGACTAAGGCTAAACTCTTTTCCAACATCCGATAAAGTTCTTGGTGTATTATGATAAGCAATAGCGATGTTAATATTTCTTAATCTATGTTTAGTTTTAGTATTAGGAAACTTAAACAATTAAAATATCCTCATTACAGGGTTAAACATATTTTCATATTTGTTATTGTCCACTTTATCCGCGGTAATCCGGTCACTGGCTAACTCTAAACATCCATAACCAAGACCATCCATAGCATGCGAATAAACATTTTTGTTAGGCTTATCTTTGTATCGCTCCTCGCCACCAACTGCGACACGGGCATAAACATAGCCTTTAACAAATCCTTTGAACAGTGTTGGGCATTGCTTCTTATCCAGCAATAGACAGGGTTTGCCATCTACCATTCTATTTAGGAAGTAGCGAACTGAGCCTAAGCGTGGGTCAATGTCATTGGTTCTTGCTGAGTGCGTTGGAATACCCAAAGTATTTAACTCACCAATACAAGACATCTCCTCGACTATCTCATTACGTGCGTTACCTGCTGGGTCGGCTACCGACATGCCTATTTTACAATAGGGGAAATCTACGGCAATGGATGGAATGACAATCGCTTCGGCAAAGGTTCTAATTCCCATACCATCAGCTATGTACTCTTTGAGAATAAGTAATTGCCCTCTAGGGGTAAGTTGTAATACAACACACGCTGGCGTTAACCCAAAATCCCAACCTAAAACAAGAGGCTCGCCTTGAATAGCCTGTAAAGACTCAACAGCGTGAAAATCGGGATTGAACTCAGGAAACACTCTTTTGCCAAATCCCACAGCCCCATACTCGCCAAGACAAAAGACTTTAATAAATTCCTGGCTCTGACCCTGGGCGAGCTTTTCATAGTAATCACTAGGCAAATGGGCAAAGTTATCGCAGTGAGGATTTCGCACCCAGTTATCATCTTCATCCTTAAGTAACCCTGGCGGTTGCTTGAATAGGGTATGACCTTCATAGGTATTTTCTTCAAAGTCTTTGAATATCCAGTGGTCATCTTCTGGTGGGTTGGTGTCTGCAATAATTCCAGACCAATACGGTTCTTCGCAAAATGCTTTGGAAGGATAGCGGTTTACCCGTCCTTTCATATGGGCAAGTGCTGCCTTTGGAACTTCGGATAACTCGTTAATGTAGCAACCTGTTAACTCTAGGGATTTAATCTTGCGCACATCTTCGGGTCTATCCAGGGCAATAAATAACAGCTCAAGCTCTACAATGCCATATCCATCATTAAAGCTATGTTCGTACATCATGATAGGCTTTTGTCTTTTGCGTACATCGCCTAAATCTTCAAACCAACTAAGCCAAGTTGCCAGGGTTGTAGTGGCTAATTCTCCGCTTGTGTTTCGTACGATTCCCCATCGACTTCTACGCCTACCGTTATGCCATCTTGGTACGCCACAAGCTCGTCTAACAATTTCTGCTGCTGCCCACGTAGACTTTCCACTTCCATAAGGCCCCATAATGACACGCACAAAGCTATCATCGATATGAGCAATATCACCAGTCGCAGTTGGAATATAGATTTTATCTTGGTCTTGAGCATGAATTGTCATCCTTGTGTCATTGATAGTAATTTGTCGCTCAACGCCTTTTCTACGCGATTCTTCGATTGCTGCAATTCGTTTAGCTATGCCTGACGCGCTTAAACTCATTTCTCTAAAATCCTTTTTGGCGGAATGGTCTTATAGGGCGAACGTGTATAAGTTTCGCGCAAATGCTCCTGAGTCGTGAAGCGAACACCGCACTTGATGCACTCGCGTCTCCGATAAACTTGGTTTGTTCTTTCGTCCTTTGTCGTGTCAACAACACGCGAGTCTGGATAGTTACAATTGCGACATTGCATCTATTTCCTTACCCCTCGTAAAGTCCTACTCATCGTAACCTTTAATGATGGAGTATGACGCTGCTTTGGTTTTCGTGTTTGATGCTCAAAATCATTCTTTTGCGAATAGGACTCATAAGAAGGTGCCGTCTCTGCTACCTTCTTCTTTTTGACCTTCTCTACCCAACTGTTTCTTATTGTGACTACGGCCATATCCTATGTCCTTATTTTTCCGCTCTATCCTGCGAGCATTTCGTGCGGAGATAAAAGGACTTCGTACCTTATAGCCTCCGCAATCCATTCTAAAGCCGTTAGTACCTGACCCCTTCATTTCTTCATCTTGCCCAGGGTTTCGGCTAACCTTGCTCGCTGTCCTAGCTTGCCTGGTGCCTTAGCTGCTTTGTCTAGCGTCTTCTTCGGAATCTTCTTGTCTTTGGGAATGCCTAGCTCTTTGTGTAGTGCGCCTGGCTTCTTGATGGCCTTAGCAATGAAGTCCTTAGCCATTAGCATTTCCCCTTCTTCATGCCTTTAGACTCGGACTTACGGGCTTTCTTCTCCATGCCAACCTCGCCATAAGCTGCACCTTCGGCACGCTTTTTGCCGTACCCTGCTTTCTCCATTGTCTTAACATTATGTTTCATGCCCGACTTAGTAGCTGCTTTCTTTCCCTTCTCAAGCTTCATTCTTTGGCTCTCCAATAGTTCCATCATCGTTTAAGTCAATGTTTAGCCTTGACTCTGCCCACTCTAGGGCTTCATTGGCTAGCTTCTTCAATAGGTTTAATAGGAATGATGCGATTTCAGGCTCAAGTTGTTTAAGCTCACGCTCTAGTACTGGCTGTAACATAGATGAAAATAGGCTCATGGCGTTATATCCTTATAACGATTCAATGATTGCACCCTGACAGTTTGCAATCTCCTTTTTGATTACCTTGAGCCTATCCTTTAACAAGTCCAGGTCTACTGTGCTTGTCGTTAGGGCATTAGCTAAAGATTCCCTACGTGCTTGCAATACTTCCAATGTAATCATGAAACAGTCCTTGTTAGTTAAGGCGCATCATGCGCCATACTTTGCTTGTCTCTTGGCTGCGATTGACTCCGCAACCTTCCTCGCTGCTTGATAGTGTGGGCTGTCATCAAACAAAACCACACTACCTTGTTCAAAGTAGTCTGTCATTGAGTCGGTTTCATTTCTGTAACCTTCTCGGAATATCTTACCGAGTGTCCGGCACCAGTCCTTTGCATAGAGCGTTACACATTCGCGGCCATCAGTTCGGCAATTAAGGTGATAACTCACCCTTGCTTTTAACTCGCCAGTTGTCACGTAATACTGTCTGAACTTAATCATTAGTAGTACCTCACAATTGCGTAAAGACCTACTACACCCAGCGAACAACCTAGAGTTAACACCAACATCAACACATTACCCATTTAACACCTCACGTTTACAACAATTAACAACATGAGAGTATTATTACTGATACCTAGATATCTGTCAACACTTAATATCAAAATATTTACTGTATAACTGATTTCCTGTAACAGCAAGGGCATTTACTGGCTATCTGCTTCATTCTGGTTACGGCCATTATGATATGTTCGGCACACTCTGCCATCTCTATCAGGTCGGCTGCTCGCTCGTGTACGCCATCGGCACACCAGTTTTTAGCTTTCTCTCTAAACATATCATCATAGTTAATATGCAATTTAGTAGCCCTTCTTTTTACCATAGTTGGCTTTACTTTGGGCTGGCAGATTGCGAGAAGCTCCAGCCTCTTTAAATGTACGAACCTCTTGCTTTTGTTCTCGGTCAAGGTAAACGTTGTTGCGAGTAGATAAGTAGCCGTCTGGCTTGTCTGACACGTATTTAGCACCCATTATTTTTCCCCTTTAAGTTTTGGTATCTTCATTTGCTTTTTAACGGGTTCGTGCAAATGCTTCTCATGCTTCCCGTATATGTCCTTTTCTGGTGTCTTGCTAGGCTTCTTTTGCGTCATGGCCGACCTCTCCCTTTTCAAGTCTTTCCAAGCGTTCGTTAATCTCATTGAGTAACGCACTGCTACCAAAAAACTTGTGCCATCTGCGCTCTAAAAGCCATGCGTCAGCTTGCCAACGCTCAGGTTTAGCAGCAATCATATCGGTGTGTTCCATGATTTTTTGCATCTCAGCCCTCTTTATAGACTGCAAAAACTCAGTATATTCGGAGTCTGTACCCTCTTCTAAATGCTGTGAACCTAATTCCATCCAATAGAACAAAGTTCGCTCAGATATGCCATTAGCTTCTGCTGCTAGTTGATAGGGTGCACGCCTAGATATGGCCGATAATATATCCGCCCTACGTTCGGGTGTAAATTTGGAAGGTCTACCCATGTTGTTATCGGGTTCGCCTTTAAGAATAGCATTCCTAGCCATAGTCACTAATCCTTTAGTGTGTTAGGTGTAGATACCAAAATATCTTACTTCTTTTTGTCCTTCAATACGAGCATTAGAATAAATAAAACAACTGTTTCAAAGCCATCAGCCGAAGCCAGTAGCGAATGGAACTCGTTGCCGTCTATATTTCCATCGCTTAATGCTTTGGTAAAATTAGTAATGAACGTAATAAAACACAAAATAGTAGGAACTGAAAGCACCATGTGGGGCTTTTTTTTAAAGTAACTCTTAACCTTTCGCATAATACACCTCGAACTAGGGGATTAATTCAAAATGTAC